CGCGATCACCGCTGATGAGCTGATTGACCTTCAGTTCTCTGTGGATGGTGCAGCTCGTATGCTCCCTGGTGCTGGTTACATGGTGAACAGCTCCACTCTGGGTGCTATCCGCAAGCTGAAAGATGGAAACGGCGCTTACATCCTCGATGTGGTTGCCGGTGGACCTTCCACCATCCTCGGTCTGCCTGTCTACGAGAACCCTGCAGTGGCTTCCATTGCAACTGGTGAGAAAGCTGTGTTCTTCGGACACTGGCCTTCTGTCAAGGTGAGCACCACTGGCCTGCAGGTTGCAGTGTCTCAGGATGCCTACTTTGCAAACGACATCACCGGCTACCGCTTCACCTACCGCCTCGGCGCTGGTGTTGCTAACGGTGCATCTCACATCAAGTACCTGGAGCTTGCATAAGCATCTAGCTACTAAGCAGAAACCCCTGCCATTCCTCGCGAGTGGTGGGGGTTTCCGCTATTGTGGGGGCATGGCTTTGGAGAAACTCAAAGGGGTTGTGTCCCTAGTAAGTAATAGTCCTGGTTTGGCTACAGGGTATGGTGTGCAGGCTGGTCTCCTGGTGGAGAAGATGAAACAGCATGGCTTGGATGTGGCGGTGCTGTCTAACTATGGGACTGAGGGTTACATTGGGAAGCACAGGACTAAGTATGGTGATGTGCCGGTCTACCCTAAAGGGCTGAAACCTTACAGTGATGATGTCATCAATCTGTGGCATGAGACTCACAGGGAGAACAATTTAGACCTGCCTCACTTCCTCCTCACTCTTTACGATGTGTGGGTGTATAAAGATTTGGAGACTGAGACACCTATTGTGTCCTGGGTTCCTCTCGATCATGTGACGATGCCTCCTATGGTGAAGCAGTTTCTGAAGCGTGACAATGTGACACCTATTGCTATGGCTCCTCATGGTCAGAGGCAGTTAGCGAGTGCAGGGTTTGATGCACCTTATGTTCCTCACATGGTGGACACTAATGTTTTCAAGCCCACACCTAAGTTTCGAGGTTTGCCCACTAGGGAGTTCATGGGTATCCCTGATGATGTGTTCCTGGTCACTGCTGTCCTAGCAAACAAGGCAAATTCTCTAATCCACCGCAAAGGCTATGCAGAATTATTTTTGAGTTTCGGTATTCACCTCAAATTACACCCTGACTCACACTTGTATATTCACGCTGACACTCTCCCTGTTGTGGGTGGCTTCCACTTGGTGCATCTGATGCAGTCCTGTGGTGTCCCTGCAAAAAATGTGACTTTCGCTAACAGAGATGAACTGAGGGTGGGTTACACAGATGCTGAGCTCGCTGCTATCTACACAGCTTCTGATGTTGTGTGGATGGCAACATATGGGGAAGGGTTTGGGGTTCCGATTATCGAGGCTCAAGCGTGTGGCACTAAGGTCATCGGATCTAACTGGGCTGCGACTGCTGACCTGGTTGCTGAGGATGGCATAAAGGTTTCCGGCCAACCATTTTGGGATGAGCCCCAAAAAAGCTTCTATCAAATCCCTATCCTCGCTGACCTTGTAAGAGCCCTTGAGGAGGCGTACAACGCCGATAGAGGCACTTCTAGTGTGGCTAGGTCATTTGCCCTGCAGTTCGATACTGAGACTGTCTGGAGCGATTATTGGCTACCGTTCCTCAAAGACTATCTGAGCAAAGCGTAGGCAGTCCTGGGCGGTAAACTAGGAGCTGGAGGTTTCTAGTGGCGATTACAGATGGGTACGCGACTCTTTCCGATGTGAAAGCAGCGCTCAGGATTACAGACAATGTGGATGACAGCCTGCTTGAGATAAGCATTGAGGCTGCCTCACGCGAGATTGACGGCTGGTGTGAGCGTGTGTTCACGAGCTCGACAGCTACACGCATTTACAGGCCCACAGATGTTTTCAGTGTGGATGTGGATGACCTGCAATCCATCACTACTCTCAAGACAGACTCTGATGGTGACGGTGTGTTTGATGTGACCTGGGAGACAACTGACTACCAGCTCAACCCTCTCAACGGTATCGCTGGCGGTATCAGCACCCCTTACACACAGGTACGCGCTATTGGGGAGTATCTGTTCCCCATTTATGAGCCACGCAATGTGAACGCTAATGAGGCTTCCATCCAGATCAATGGCGTGTGGGGTTGGGCTTCTATCCCTACAGCGGTGAAGCAGGCGTGCATCATTCTCTCGATGAGACAGTTCAAGCGTTACGACAGTCCTACTGGTGTGATGGGCTTTGGAGATTTGGGCGTAATGAGAATCGGACGGGTGGATCCGGATATTGAGAAATTACTGATGCCCTTTCGGAAGATGGCTTTCGCGTGAGCATCTCAGATATTAGGGATGGGATTGCAACTAACCTTGCAACGATTAGTGGGCTGAGGACTAGCGCTGAGCTCCCTGACAACCCTTCCCCACCTATCGCTGTCGTACAGCTAAACAATGTGCAATACGATCAGGCTTTTCAGGGTGGGATGGTTATTTACACTTTCACTATTACTGTGATTGTGGGGCGCGTTTCTGAGCGCACTGCACAAACCAGGTTGAACGCTTACGCCTCCACAGGTGCTGGTGGTGTGAAGGCTGCCCTACAGTCAGATAAGACTCTGGGCGGTAACGCATTTGATGTTAGGTTGCAGGAGATGACTAACATTGGTGCGATAACATTAGGAGAGCAACAATACTTGGCAGCTGAGTTCAGTGCCATCGTTTACGCGGATTAGGAGAAACTGTGAAGTTCGCAGCTACTGATTTTGACATTAGCATTGCAGGTACTGACTTTAGTGACAGCATCGCTGCCCTTACATTAGATGTGTCTAGGGAAAGCCTCGAAATTACGGCCTTCGGAGACTCGGCAAGGCGGTATATAGGGGGCCTTCAGGACTCCAGCGTGACTATCTCTCTGCACCAGGATTTCGCCTCAGGCAGTGTAGACAGCACCATTTGGAGCAACCTGGGAGGCACTGTCGCTATCGTGGTGAAGCCCACTAGCGGTACAGTATCAGCCACTAACCCCAGCTACTCATTCAACGCGCTGGTTGTGCAGAGCACGCCTTTCGCAAGCAATGTGGGAGACCTGGCAACAATGGATGTTACCTGGCCTGTGGATGGTGCAATCACACGCGCTACTTCCTAAATTAGGGTAGTATCAGGAGCATGAACTTTACGCTCCTAATCACTTTCCTTGACGGTACTTCTACAGAGGTCACTGGCATTGCTGCTGACCTTGTGGCTTTCGAGGCAGAATACGATCTGTCTGTGTCACGCCTAAACCAGGACATGAAAATCACACACCTGTTGTGGCTTGGCTGGCATGTGCTGAAGCGCACTGGGGAAACCAAAGATGCGTTCCCTAAGTGGGTTGAGTCTGTGGAAGGCGTTGAGGCAGGCTCCCCAAAATAATCAAGGGGCTGGGGGATTCCTCAGCTCACTGGCTTATTGCACAGATTGCTGTGGAGACTGGTATCAGCCCACAGGATCTTGCTGACTTGCACCCTCGCATGTTGTTCACTATTCAGAAGGTGCTAGAGGCGAAGGCTAAAGCGAGCCAGAGACCGCGTAAGCGTAGGCGATAGAATAGAAGGCAGGATTGGAGTCTGCCTTGCTTTCTACTCAGATGCGCGTTGAGGGTATCTCTCAGCTGAATAACACCCTGAGGGATTTGGACCGTAAGGCTCTGAATAAGCTCAAGGGTGAGATGCGTAAGAGCATCAAACCTGTTGCCTCTGCTATCGCTAACGATGTGCCTGAGACTCCTCCTCTGTCTGGGATGAATCATAATGGTGTGACTAGGTGGACTGGTCAGGTGAAAACTTCTGTGCAGTTCACTCCTGGGCGTGCGAGGGGTGGGGCCTCTAGGGTTTTGGCAATGAAGTTCACTGGGGGCACTCGCGCTGGTGGCGGTATTGGTTTTGATTACGCTGAGCTTGCAGGATCCTCTAGGAGACCTGGCTCACGCTATTCCAAGGTTTATGATCGCGGTGGCTACCCTGGCCTGCAACACAGAATCAATGGTCAGGGGCAGGCGTTCAATCGTGGCATACGCGCTTACAAACCCATTAGGGGGCGCGGTGGCTACTTTGCTTACGATTCCGCTGTGAAAAAGTACCCCATCATTGAGGGTTTAGGTAAGCGTGCAATAGATAAGTTCATGGATGATGCCACCAGAGAGCTCAGAAGAATCAGAGGTGCAATGTAATGGCTATCTTTATCCCTCTAGTTACAAAGTTTGATGACAGAGGTTTGCAGGGTGCTCAGCGTGCGCTTGCTAATTTTCAGAACTTTGCTGTGGATGTTGGGCGCGTTGCTGCTGCAGCTATTACTGCTGTGGGTGTCGCTTCTGTGCGTGAGGCTGCACAGTTTGAGACGAGCTTATCTAAGATTCAGGGTTTGGTGGGTGTTAGCACTGATGAGATTATTGAGCTTGCTAACGCAGCCAGAGAACTAGGCCCTGCTTTTGGTGTTAGCGCTAATGAGGCAGCGGATGCGCTGTTCTTTATTACCTCGGCTGGTTTGCGTGGCGCTGGGGCTACAGAGGTTCTTGAGGCATCCCTGAAGGGTGCTGCTATTGGTTTGGGTGACACTAAGACCATTGCGGATCTTGCAACCTCAGCGGTGAACGCTTATGGTGAGGCTCAACTGGGTGGCGCTAAAGCGGTGGATGTTCTGGCTGAGGCTGTGCGACTTGGAAAGCTTGCACCTGAGGAGCTCGCAGGTTCTATGGGCATGGTGTTGCCTCTTGCTTCTAATCTTGGTGTGCGCTTCGATGAGGTGGGCGCTGCAATGGCTGGTATGTCAAAGACTGGTACTGATGCCAGCACTGCTGCGACACAGTTGAGGCAGATTCTTGCCACGATTGCGAAGCCTACCAATGAGGCTGATAAAGCTCTTGGTCGCATGGGACTATCTGCTGAGGGTTTGAGGCAACAAATCAAGGATGAGGGTTTGTTCGCAACCCTTGAAACTCTAACTACTGCTTTTGATGGCAACATTGAGGCCACGACAGAAGTCTTTGGAAACATTCGCGCACTGTCTGGTGTCTTGGACTTGATGGGCGCGAGCGTAGAGGACAACCGCGAACTATTCAAGCTCATGGCGGATGACACAGGGGTTTTGAATGAAGCCTTTGAGATTACTGCCGAGACAGCACAGTTCAAGTTTGATAGCGCTATGGCTACTGCCAAAGACACTCTGATTGAGATTGGTGCTACCCTCCTAGACCGCCTCCTCCCATACCTTGATGATTTCAAAGCTTTCATGGATCAGAACGGTCCTGTCATTGCTGAGGCGTTTGACAACATTTTTGATTTTGTGAACAAGGTGGGTGACAAACTCTTTGAGTTAGCAGATGCTTTCCTCCCAGCAGTAATGGAGCTGATGAACAATGAACAGTTCCAGGAGAATGTGCAACGCCTCGGAGAGAACTTCTTTCTCATCGCTGATCAGGTTATTAGGTTTGTGGAGTCTGACCTGGGACAGTTCCTCCTAGATTTGACAGGGCAAAGCATTGTGGGTGGCTTGCATTTGCTCAACGAGCAGCTGGAGCGCCTCGCTAACCTTATGTTTGTCATCAATGAGGCTATGGATATTTTCTCTGGCAAAGCGCCTTCTGTGGACTTTGAGACACTCATGGACAGAGCTGGTAGCGCTATCGGTATCAGGTTGAGTGAGCTGTCACAATACTTCCTAGACTTGCAGAGCGCCCAGATGGGTTACAGTGGCAGGCGTGCTGGTGGTGGTCCTGTATCCTCAGGGCAAAGCTACCTGGTAGGCGAGATGGGACCTGAGCTGTTTGTGCCTTCTGCTGGAGGTGGCAGGATTGTCCCTAACGATAAGCTCGGCGGTGGCACTAACATCACTATCAATGTGAACGCTGGGATGGGTGCTAACGGTGCTCAGATTGGTGAGCAGATTGTGACAGCTATCAAACGGTATGAGCGCACTAGCGGTCCTGTGTTTGCGAGCGCGTAATGGCTGTCACAGTAGAGCTAGGGCTTAGCAAAGCTTTCACCTTGGATGACCCTGTAGCTGGTGTGATTGGGTCTACAGAGTTCACTATTGGTGGTGTGGCGTTTGAGGATGTGACCTCGCGTGTCCGCTCTATCAGTATTGCTCGCGGTAAGAACAGGGACCTGGACAGGTTCAACGCAGGATCTTTGAGTGTGGAGTTCAATAACACTGACAGGGCGTTTGACCCTCTCTACACTTCATCACCTTTCGCTGGGAACATTGTGCCTAGGCGTGATGTGCGTGTGCTCGCTGACGGCACTGCACAGTATGTGGGGAAGGTTACTGACTGGAACTTGGGTTATGACCCTTCAGGGCAATCTATTGCAGCGCTTGAGGCTGCTGATGCTTTCACTTTCCTTGCACAACAGGTCCTGACTCCTGGGACTGCTTCAGTGCAGTCCTCTGGGGCGCGTGTGAGCGCGGTGTTGTCGCAGGCTTCTGTGGATTGGCCTGTTGCTGATCGTGACATTGACACTGGGGCTTCCACGCTGGGTGCTGATGTGTTCGAGGGGAATGTGCTCAACTATTTGCAGAAGGTGGAGCTGTCTGAGGGTGGGTTGCTGTTCATTGACAAACAGGGGCGTGTGGCTTTCAGAGACAGGCTGAGCACTCCCACTACTGACAATGTGACAGTGTTTGCTGATGATGGTTCTGGGATTCCTTTTGCACCGGCTTTGGTGGAGTATGGGACTGAGCAACTGTATAACCAGATAACGGTGAGCTCACCTGCTGGGACTGCTACAGCTAACGGTGCCCTGTCTCAGACTCGCTATGGGATTCTGGAACGCGATGTGCAGACTTTGCTTTCTACACAGACTCAGGTGGAGGATTACGCTGATTTTCTGGTGGGGCGTTACGATGAGCCTGAGTATAGGTTTGCACGCCTCGCTGTGGACATGAGCAACCTTTCAAGTGCTCAGAAGGCTTCCATGTTTGCCCTGGACATGGGCAGTGTTATCCAAGTGAAGTTCACCCCTAACAGTGTGGGTGATGCGATTGAGCGTTACGGTCTGGTCATAAACATTGGGCACAGTGTGACACCTGATGATCACATCATGACTATTGGTGTGGGCTCGCTGCAAACCTCTCTCTTTGTCATTGGTGACTCAGAGTTCGGTACAATAGGAGAGAACGCTCCTGGCGTTCTTGGTTTCTAGGAGGCATGGATTTTGGCTGGTGCTGGGTTCAAGCTTTTTCAGAACGGTAGTGTGTTGCTCGCTTCTGAGGTGAACACTTACATGATGGAGCAACAGATTATGGTGTTTGCTGGGACAGCTGCAAGGGGCACTGCGTTGCCTTCTCCTAGCGAGGGCATGTTCGCGTTTCTCAAGGATACTGACACGCTTACTTATTACGATGGATCAGATTGGCAGGACTTCTAATGGCTGCAGGCGGATACAAAGAGTTTGTGGCAGGGGAAACCCTCGATCAGGATGAAATCAATGATTACCTGATGCAGGGCATGTTGGTGTTTGCTGGTACTGCTGCGCGTGGGTCTGCTATTGGAACACCTGTAGAGGGTCAGTTCACTTTCAGAACCGATGACGATGTTGTTGAGTTCTTTGACGGCAGTGACTGGGTTGAGTTGTCTACTGGTCTGCCTCCTGCAGTAGTTTCTGGCACTACAGGTTCCCCCACTGTCACTTCTGGCACAGTTATTGATGGTGTCACCTACGATATTTACACCTTCACTGGTAACGGTTCTATCACTTTCAGCTCTGCTGGTTTGGTTGACGCACTTGTGATTGGTGGGGGAGCAGGCGGTGGGCGAGCTGATGCGAATGAGGCTGGTGGTGGCGGTGGTGCAGGGGCTTTTTTCTTCGAGTTGAATCAGTTTGTTGAGGCTGGTACTGCCACTGTTGTAATTGGTGCTGGTGGTGCAGGCGCTACAGCTGATGATAACAATGGCGCTGTGGGAGGCAATACTTCTGCCGGTATTTTCAAAGTTCTCGGCGGTGGTGGAGGAGGAGGCCCTGGAGGTGGGAGTTCTTTTGGCTCAGGAGGTGGGGGTGCAGGTCGCGCAGCACTTCACACTGGAGGCACTGGCTACGGCGTTTTGTTCACATATGCTGATGGTCGCGATGGGGGTAATGGTTTTCCTAATGGCGCAACTGACCCTCGTGCCGGTGGTGGAGGAGGGGGAACAAGCGCTGTTGGTTCTCCAGGAACTAGCAGTGTTGGTGGTAACGGTGGAGCCGGAACTAGTAGCTCAATAACGGGTACAGCACTTTTCTATGGTGGTGGTGGCGGTGGAGGTGTGCGAAGCGGAACAGGCGGCTCAGGCGGCTCAGGGATTGGTGGAGACGGTGGTGCTGCCAGCGCTGGCTCTAATGCTTCTCCAGCCAATCGTGGCTCTGGTGGCGGTGGAGCAGGTCGCGCAAACAATGGCGGTAATGGTTCATCCGGTGTTGCGATTGTGAGGGTTCAGGTCTAATGGCTCATTTTGCTCGTATTGACGAAAACAACATTGTTCAAGAAGTTCAGGTGATCAATAACTCTGTGCTGGATGCTGATGGTGAGTTCCCTAACTCTGAAGTTAGTGGGCAAGCGTTTCAAGCTTCCTTGGGTCTCGATGGTGTTTGGTTGCAGTGTTCATATAACGGAAACTTCAGGGGTGCTTATCCTGGCAAGGATTGGACTTATGATTCTGAGTTGGATGAGTTTGTTGCACCTGTTGTAGAACCTATCGAGGCGTAGATCGTGAAGCTCTCACAGCCCTGGCCTGAGGGATACAACATCAATGCTCGAAGCCCTTATGGGTGGAGGGTTCACCCTATTACTGGGAAGCGGAAGTTTCATCATGGGGTGGATGTTGCTGCACCTGTAGGCACTGAGCTGAGAGCTCCTGCTGATGGTGTGATTGTGCATAAAGGCTCTGGGCCTTCTGGTGGCAACACTCTGATCGTGAAGCACGCTGATGACC